GATGATAGTCTCCTCAAGAAGCAGCATTTTGTCTTTCAGGACGATCTCGTCCATGTAGCCACCCCCGCTATATGGCCCGGTGACGTACCCCTCGAAGACTGTGTCAAGAACTCTGTTATATCCGAGCATGACCGTCCCCGGCTCCTTTTTTTTGACGCTGATGTTCTCCTGAAATTGTGGTGTAAAGCGTATCTTCGCCCAATCAAAATAACTGTTCTGGTCGGAGTAGACCTCGACCTCGACTCCCTTCTGAAGGGCATAACTCCCGATTGCAACACTGATCTCAGGATAGAATAATTCCTCCGATTCCATATGGTCTCACTTTCTCAATATGGCATTGCCTTCACTGTCGCGACATGTTTCGCTCCGTTGGCAGTGTCCTTCGCTGGCGACTGCTTCAGGGCCGGAGCCGTCCCCCGGTTCTCGA